CCATGCTATGAGACATCTGTTATTATAGCCCCAAGCGCAACAGTCAGATTAGATTATATAAAATGTGATGGAACTGTAACATCTTCTAATTATGCTGGAGGTGGGGGTGGTACTGGATATAATTTAGGATGTGTAAAAGAAAATTCTTTATCATTAAATACATTTAGTCCATCATCTAACTATACAGCATCTTATGGAGTTTTGTGTGGAATGTATTCTGGATGTCAAAACTATGAAATAACAAACACGGAAACCGTTTCTCTCAGAGATGTTGAATTTTATTACACGGATTGTAATAGCGTTGCGGTAACATCATCGGTATCCTATCCAAATACAAAAAGATTCTGTGGAAGACCAAATAGTTTTCAAACAGGATCACAGACTTTTCCAGCATTGGCTTGGAATTATATGTTATCTACTTCAAGCGTATGTGCACCAAAATGTACGTATGTTAATGTAGCATCTATAGATCCTGGTTACTATTCAATAAACTATAAAAAATGTAGCGGAGAAAGTGTTCTTATAACAGGAAGTTCTGATGGATTTTCTTATTCAATAAATGACTGTATTAGATTTGATAGTATAATAAAAACTACAAATGTTATAACTATAACTACAGGATCCCAGTCTTGCGGATACTATGAAGATCTTACTGAATATACTGGTTCTAGACAATATGCTGAAATCCAAGACTATAATTACCATAGAACCAGTGCAATACACTCTAAGTATGCTGGAGCAAAGTATACTAATAACGATGTCTCAGAAAATTGGATATTTGGAGCTACTTATAATCCACAAGACTACTATGTAGATTATACTGGACTCTTTACAGAAATCCAATCAAGTTCTTATGATCCTAATCAAATGGTGGTAAAGCTTCCATATCTTGCAAATATATCAGGTGGTATTCAAGAATTGAACCTACAGAACGATAATTGGATATACTTCCAAACAATGTATAAGGCGGGTGCTAATGTGACATTAAAGCAATTTAATTCTACCCAATATTCAAACCAAAAGTACTTGGATAAGACCTTTAAAATTGTAGAGAGTGGATACTCTTATCAGCCTTATTGGTATAGAAAAGCTGGAGAAACTGATGAATGTTATGAAGTAGGTCTGACCGGAACTTCTCTATTAAGTGGATCTGTAGCATCTTATGATAGACAATTTAATATAGGTTTAGCAGTTCCAGAAAACCAAATAAGACCTTCTGGTAGCTTTCCAGGATATACTACTAATGATAGTTTTTCTACGGTACGATCTGGCTCAGCTGTATCTGCAAGCTGGTATTGGTACAATGTAAGTATGGACTTTGGAAGCAGCCCAACCTATCCATTATCTCGTAATTTAGTAAATGACCCTTATAATTTATTTGTAAATTATTTTACAGGGGATTCTATTACAAGATTAACTGGATCATTATATGTTGCACCTTTTTCAGGAAATTATAAATTTAATTTTTTATTTAATTCAATGATAGAGGGCGTAGAAAGCCCTATTATAACAGGTAATTATAGAATAAAAGTGGATCTTATAAAAAATCCGGTTTCATCTAGTGGATTTTTAGAAGGATCAATAATAAAGTCAACTTCTACAGTATATGGAACAGAATATAATATAACGCCTGGTAAAAAGGTAAATGCTAGTGGAGGAGTTAACGTAAATAGTGTATACTTAGACGCTAATGATAAAGTTGCAATAAAAGTATCTATTCAAGCTGGTATAGGGGATCCAGGTACGGGTGCTCCAGAAGATATGAGAATTTATGGCACTGTTGCAAGATTTAGCGCACAGATGATACCATTTAATGGAAACTTCTGCATAGATCCAAGAACGACAACCAATGCGTTATTTAGCGCTTCAGGATTTATAGCAGGATCAAATACATTGGTTATATCTGAAAAAATGAATCCTTTCTTTTCAGAAGAAGTAACTTATTTACCATCATATTCTTCTGGATCAATAGCATCATCACCGATCTATTCTACTTACGGAGAAGTTGATTATTCTACAAAAATAGAGGAAGGTGATTACATTTACATGTATTATAATGGCAGTAGTGTGGGTTATACAGGAGTAAGTATTTCGACACCAATATTAAGAAGAATTTTGTCTGTAACTACAGGAAGCGTAACTAGTAGTTTTACAGTATATCCAGATCTTCCAGGATATATTAATTCAGATAATATAAATACATATGATAAAATTGTATTCACAAAAAGAGTGCCTGATGAAACAACGATGATACTCCAAGGTAAAAAGAATCCAGGAAAAACTTCTTATGGATTCGCTATACCTGAAAATATCAATCCGACTATATTAAAGAACGCAAATACTCTACAATCAACAATACAGTCTCAGATACTAAACTTCTAATCTATATATTTATAAACATAAACGTAAAAATAAAAAATGGCTTACTTAAATAGCACATCGGTGGTGATCGACGCCATCTTAACCAAAAAAGGAAGAGAGCTTCTTGCTAGAAACGATGGCTCTTTTAGGATAACACAATTTAGTCTTGCTGATGATGAGGTCGATTATAGTCTTTACAATCCCTATCATCCTTCTGGTTCTGCATTCTATGGTGAGGCGATACAAGCAATGCCAGTGATTCAAGCCTACCCAGAAGATCAGGAGATAATGAAATACAAACTTTTGACTTTACCAAGAGGAACAGGTGTAATTCCAGTTATTAGCTCTGTACCAACTAGCTTATTAGGAGCTCTTACTTTAGGAACACCTATATCTATTGCTCCATCCACAGCAAACTATAACGGATCAAGCACATTCTTTGAAACTTCTGGTTATCAGTTTACTATCGGAGACGTTAGAACAATGTCAAGCTTTACTGCAACTGGTATAAATACTGCGGAGGCTACGGCTCTTAATACAACGACTACAATTGGAACTAATGTATCTAAGACTGTGATAGGAACTACGTTGAATATGACAGCCACAACTGTTAGATCTCTTTTTGGATCACAGAATGAAATATCAACTACATTAACAATAGTTGGTAGAGACTCTGGTGCGAGATTAATAATACCAATATCTGTAAAATTAAGCTAATAATAAAAAATATAATATAAAATGTCATTTACAATATTAGATCCTACAGATTTTGTAGTAAGTTCAGATTCAGTAGTTGCGCCAGCTTGGAGTACTGGAAATCCTACTTTGCTAGGCACAAACATGATCACTGCATCAAATATATCTCCAACTCCACAGTTTTATCTTGATGTTTACGATACTGCATTAACAAGCTCTACTGCGCAAATTCAATTCTCTATAGCTTATGGAGATGCTTTAGGATCTGGATCAGCTTTATATAATGATCTTGTGCCTGGAATGAGTCCATCTAGAACTACATATGGTCAGTATAGAAATCTGGTTTATGCGGATGAGACTAAGAAATTCAAATTTGGAGATGGAATTGATAGAAACGAAATATTTGCCATCAATATAGATAGGAATAGATACAAGGAAAGTTTATTCCCTGGTACCACAAAGATAGTCTTAACTTCTGCTGCTGGACATACAATAACATTAACAGATGATAGTAAAGACGTATTAGATAGTGGAACTACTGTAACTTATGAAGATTGCGGTAGAGTATTCCAATTGGTTTCTGGTTCTTATGGAAGTGCTATTACTAGTAAACCTACTGGCGCTTATGCAAACGGATATTCTGTATCAGGATCATATGGATTCTTTCTTCCAGATATAGGTACAATCATCTTAAATGCAAAAGCTTTAACTCTTCCTACGGCATCAGGAGGAATACTTTTTAACCTAGACTCTGCATCGTACGCACAGGGAGCTCTAAGCACTTCTACCAATAATACTAGAATGTTTCAAGCATTTAAAAATGGTACTTGCTTCCAGCTAAACTCGCAAGAGACAGTATCAGCAAATTATGTATTTGTAAGGGTAAAGAATGGAGACTACAACTATAGCAACAACCCGTCTTTCCTTTCAGGTTCTAGCGGTCAATTAATATATCCAAGTCTTGTAAACAGCCCTCAGACATTCCCAACTACAGTAGGTATGTACAACAACAACGGAGACCTGCTTGCGGTGGCCAAGATGAGCAAACCAATGCTGAAAGACTTCACTCACGAGGCTCTGATACGTGTAAAACTTGACTGGTAATCTAAAAAAAACTGTTACGAAAAGCAAATAATCATTCATGGGTCGTTCTCTAAACACTCTTAAGGGGTCTGATGTCACCGTTACTCCAATAAAGCTCAAGTATTCTAACACGATACCAAGCGCTTCGTTGAGTTCTAATAACATTTCATTAACTGTGGCATCAAACCAAAGCTTTGATTACAATAATCCTAGCTACGGAGACAACTTCCTGCTGTATAGATCTGTGCAAGGTCTGTACTACATGAACTACATATCCGGATCTCTTTTGAAATCTGCTAGCGGGTATGAATGGTACCCCCAATCTACTGCTGCAAGTGGAACTTTTGATAACGATTTTAGATATTTTCCTACTGCATCCAATGCACAGGTCCTCGTGATCTCTATTCCAAGAGCAAAATACGGTGAGAATGTTGCAAGGGCTTCATTCAGTATAGCTTCTGATAATTTCAATATCATAGACGATGGAAATGGAAACCTTGTAGATGCTGCAGCAAGCAACGTACACGTAGGAAACCTTTTATATAATCAAGGAATTGGTATTATTACAAACTATGACTATATAAACGTATTCTTTCCAACGCCTGTAGTACCACCAGCACCTCCAATCACTGATGGACTTAGGTTATCTCTATTCTCTGATTATGGAGTTGAGTTAAAATCTGGATCTCTTACAGAAGTTAAAAACTGGAATGATCTTAGCGGATACGGGAATGATTTATTGACTGTTACTACTGGATCTACTTTAACTGACAATGAATTCGGTACAAAACCAGGGTTGATATTTTCTTCAAGTGTGCCTGATCAATATATGGAATCTGATGGTGCATTTATAGGTTTAGATAATGAAGCAGCTTGTACAATATTCGTAGTAGCTAAAATAGCAGAATGGGGTGTT